CCATAATAATTTATTTGGTAGCCGTTGGCATCCAAACCAGGTTGAATAGTTATTTTTTCAGCAACAGGTGTTTTACCAACTGCATCTGAAATTTTACCATCTGCTACATCAGGTATATAGAAGTTTGTAGTAATGAACTTAATAATACCACCAGTTTTAACAGGTCCGTAGAAATAACCTTTTAATGTAAAATTAAGTTCCCACACAATCATACGGCGATCTTTATATTCTCCAGCATAATTATCTGTGTAGTTAATAGAATTAAGAATAATAGGAATATCCATATTCACTTCAACTTCTGGAATCAGATTAACCGTAGTAGTCCAGTCAGGAGTGAAAAACGGAAGTATCTGCTCCATAATCTTAGTGCCATCTTCAACGTTCTTAGCATATACATATGCTTTGAAATCTAAATTATATGGGACTGGATTATACTGATAACGGAATTTGTTCTTATCTGTATTATCCCTAACTGATGTTTTACCAATAGTATTTAATTTACGATCGCCGTCATATGCAATTTGCCCCATTTCAAACGATAACATAGGAAGTGTGGTAGTCGCCTCGTCGCGATCCAGTTTAGGATCCTGCATAATACGAGCAAGCATCTTATCCTTTGGTCCATATGTGATAGGAACCTTCAAAAGAGCAACAATATTACCTTCTTTATCTGTTCTTGTGATACGGATATTATTCAGCAACGAACCCATAAGGATAACGTACTTGCGAATCAACCCGAAATAAAATGGACCACCGAAAATGGTAAATACTCCTATATTATAAATACATTGTCAGTCACGGATGGCACTCCCACTGACTCTAACGCTATTAAGGAGCATCAGCAATGTTATTTATAAATCTTCCATACACGTATCTAATAGGATGGCCTGAATATAATATTTGGTACTATGGGCTTAGATACGCCAAAAAATGTCACCCCTCAGATTTATGGACTACTTACTTCACATCGTCGAAGTATGTAAAACAGGCACGTCAAAAATACGGCGAGCCATCGGTTATTGAAATAAGAAAAACATTCGAATCAGTAGAACAAGCTCAAAAATGGGAGCACAAGGTTCTTCGTAGAATGAATGTCGTAAACGAAGAAAAATGGCTGAATAAAACCGATAATAAATGCATCGACTATAACGGTATGAAGCGTAATACTATACCTGGATCATTGGCATCAGCTGAAGCCCGTAGAGGCAAAACATACGAAGAATACTTCGGCGAAGAAGAAGCTATTCGTATAAAAGAACTATGCAGACAAAACGGCAAAGAAGTTTGGCAAAATCCAGAGCTTGTCGAGCGTATGAAAAAGAGACCTGCAGACCGTTCAAAATATAGAGCCGCTGCCCTAAAAAGATGGGGCGATCCAGAGGACAGAGCAAAAAGATGCGCTGCTATGAAAGGTGTCAAGAAAAATAAATCTATATCCTAACTTTTGAACGGATCTTTAGAATCAAAATCGACGAATTCGTCGGCTTCTTTTTCAATGTCATCGTTATCTGCATTATCTATAAGATCTTCCATACTAGCTTCTTCAAGAATAAGGTAATCTCCATCTTCTGTAATCAACATATCACTATCTTCAGTCATAACAGACCAATTGAATATATCCAGATCATAATGTTTCTGAATAGCATCGATCTCAGGAATGCCAGTGTTGAACTTCTCGTTCGAATATTCAAACACTTCGCATGTCATTTCCCATGTCTGAAGAGCACCCAACTGATAGAACATCTCATACTTATTGACATAACGAATAATAAAATGGCGTCTGTTCAGTGGGAAATAAATGACATCGCCTTCGTTTGGTCTGAACTGATTAGTTGCCATCTGAACTTCATCGTTGAATACACGACGAGCAACCGAGAACACAACCTGATTACGAATCTCAACACCAAACTTAGATAGAAACTCTCCATCTCCAGAGAATCCATCAATAGATTTAATATACATTTCAATAGGAATAGCGAGTTCATATGATGACTGATCATCGGCGCCATAAACTGGATCATATTTGTTCAGCTTACGAGGAACATAATAAAGATCATGACCATAGATCTTGATTGACTCAATAACAAGGTTCTCCAGAAGCAGCTGCTCCTGAGAGGCTTTGAAGTTATTGAAGAAAAAGTTTGTTGACATCACTTACCATAGTCTGGCATAGGTAATTTGCCAGCCTTTCTTAATGCCCAGATTTCTTTCATCTTATCTGAATTATATGATTTGTTGTGTGGCAATTTACCTTTAACCCATTCTGGACCTGGAGAATCTTTAGATCTAGTATTTATACTTCCATTATTCCACCACGATTTGCCTTTAGTGGTTTTTTCTGGGTTAGCTGCTTTTGTTCTTTTATTAGATTCAGATATTTTTTGGCGCCATTCGTCAGACTTAGTATGCCCTTTTGCGACTTTACCAGTTTTTGGTTTTCCTAACTGACTTTTGGAAATCTTTTGTCCAATCATTCTTCTTTCTTCGAGAGATAGATTAGACCAAAAGTTTTTAGAACATTCGGAAGATAATTTATTTTTTTCTTCTTCCGACATATTCATTCTTTTTAATATTTTTCTACATGCACCCCAATCTCCTTGAGATTGATGAATTTTATAATGTTCTTCTATCGAAACACATACTAAATTTGAAACGTCATTATTATTTCTATTACCATCTACATGATGTATTTCAAACCCTTTAGGGATGTTTCCAATATTATCTTCATATATTTTACGATAATTAACTTTCATGTCGAACTCCTATTATTCGACATATTTATATAATTCAAACCTTTATGTATAAATCAACCAATCATGTCGCATGCGGGTAGACTGAAGCTATAGATCATTTCCTGCTCAAGTTTTTCTCTTTCGTCAGTAGCTTCATCATAGATCTTTTGACCATTAAATGACAAACCACCAGGAAGTTTCATTCCTTCGAACTTCTTTAGATTCTGACCCCATTGTTGTTTAATAAGAGACTCAGTATAACGAGCAAGCCAACGATCACCCCATGCTTTTGTATAAACATTTGGATCTACAATCTGATAAGCCTCAACAATAATAAAATTACCAGGACCAATACGATTCCAGTCCATATCAATATAGAGTTTATTGTTATGTCTATTATACCTTAAAGGTTGTTTACCGACAAGCATTTGTTCAAGAAACTGAATATGACTCAATGCCATGTAATACGGAATCATTGAAACTGAAGTCAGCGTATAAAGATCGTTCAATGCGATCTGATAACGAATATTGAATAGGTTGTTTGTTCCGATAGCAGCGCCAGCGTCAAAGATATTAACAGCACCAATAATGTTATCCGGAAGAGGAATGTATCCACCTCTGCCAACTGTAAGAATAGCTCCTGATCCTGTATTTGAAGAAACTTCTGCTACTGGATCAAAATTATAGGCATAACCACCATTCAATACATCAACTGTAAGAACACCACCATTATCATCAACAGAAGAAACAACAGCAACTGCACCGTTACCAACGTCTCCTTTTGCGGTGGTGAATACAATGGCATCATTTGTCTGATAACCTGTACCACCAGCATTAACAGATATCTGTTTTACAGTGGTAGGAAAATCGTTTTTCTGAACCAGATACTTATAAAATACCTTTTCCGAGCCATCAAAATGATAATCCCAGAAATATCTCAGAGCTTCATCGATACGATCATCCACCTGATCATCATCTACGTTAATCTCGATTACAGGCTTACCCAGCTTACGTAGGCAATATTCTGCGAATTCTTGTCTTGTTGTTGGAACAGCCATTTTATACCCTCATGAGTCTTTTTATTATTTAGTTATCCTTTGGAGGGGTTATTAAAATCTACCTCTTTATTGGTTCTACCTGCATAGAATAGAATATCATCCACTACAACAGCTTTATCCTTGGTCCTATACCAGTCATTATAAATGCAAATATCACCTTTCACAACCAATTCGCCTTTTTCTAATAACCAATCACAATATTTATCTGAACCCATAATAGTCATTCTATTTGGGCATAGAGCTTTTACTCTATTAACTTCTTCCATATTTTCAAAAGTATGATTGATAGCTATAGGGCCAATTTCACTCATACCCCAATTAGTTATCAGTTTGCATCCTCTAATAACGAATGCCTCTATAATATCCCAGGTTACAGGCTCGGCACCACAAGTAATAGTTACTCCTGTCAGATCTAAATCCTGAAATCCTTTAGTTCTCATAATCGCTTTCGCATGCATGGGCGTGAGATGAGAATGAGTAAAATTCTTTATTTTCTTTAT